TGGCTGGGTTACCGGCACTGGTGGCAGCATAAGCGGGTATGGCAGTTATCCCAATTACAGCCAAAACGGGAGTACTGATGAGAATCAAAGAGTAACAGATACTGGGCCGTGGAGCAACCCTGGACAAATTGTATGGGAAACTCGAGCAAATGGTACAGCTCAAGATGACGGCGGCTGGAATACCGGAACGTTTTCTGTAGATAGGACAAAACTTTACAGATATTCTATGTGGGTCCGAAGGACATCTAGTACATCAGGCGGCACATTCTATTTTGGAATGTATGCTGGTCCGAGTGCAGTATTAAGAAATGATAATAGTGCAGCCGAAGGAAATCCGTATTGGTCATGTTCCGGTACGGGCAACCTTACACAAAACCAGTGGTATCTAGTAGCAGGACATGTATATCCTAATCAAACTGCGGCCACAACACGACATGCTGATACTGGATTTTATACAATTTCAGGCGGTACAACTAAAGTAATGGATGTCAATAGTTGTAACATTGGACAAGATTTAAAATGGAATAGTGATACTACATATGCTCAACACCGTGCATATCATTATTATTGCGGAGATTCTACTACTAGACTACAATTTTATCAACCTAGAGTTGATCTTTGTGACGGCAGTGAACCAACTATTGCAGAGTTACTTGCCAACGATGAATTTGCATGGTATGATTTAAGTATGAATTCATATAGAGCCTATATGACTAATATGACTAGATCAAATTATACTACCAATGGTGTAACATTTGACGGCAGTAACGACTATGTTACAGTCACTCCGGCTACACCATTTAATCTATATTGTTTAGAATTGTGGTTATATAATAATAATGCAGTTCCTAACAACGAAACTGCAATAGGCGGACCGTCAACGTATCAACAACCTGTTACATTCAACAATAGTTACTATGGAATTTCTTTAGGTGGATGGACAAGTGGTGCAACCAACGAAGCTGTGCAAATATACACCTATGATGCTGTTGCTGGTTATAAAATGACGTATAATAGAGATGCAGTTCCTGTTGGCTGGCACAATTGGACTTTTAATTGGAACGGCACAACTTACGACATTTGGGTCGATGGGATAAAGACAACCACTTACGCACATAGTCAAGGAAATGCAGGCATAACAGGTATAACAACTTTAATTATTGGCGGTTCTTTAAGTCAACCGTACTATTTTAATGGACAGATAGCCTCAGTAAAGTGTTATAGTGGCAATCTCACCGACACACAAGTATTACAAAACTTCAACGCATTAAGAGGGCGATATGGCATATAATAATTTAGATGATATAAATTTCTTTGAAAGATCTACACAGGAAAGAACAGAAATTGAAAATATCTGCAAAATCTGCGAAGAATTTAAACCTGAAGAGAATTCTAGATGTAATGTTGCTAATAACACACTGGTGTTTTCTCAACTAAAGAAATTCCAAGTATGCCCGCAGGGCAAGTGGTAATCTTTTCTAATAAATAGAGTATAACCATTTTTCATGGAGTAGGGGAAACTGGCCGTTAAATATAGGGCCGCAGAGAAACTTATGGCAATAACAGCAGCAACAGGATCAGCAATATCGTTCGGACGGGTCAACAAGGTGTTTACCAACAATGACCCAGGTGCCGCCGGCAATGCGCCTTCTGGTGGTCAGAATATCAAATTAAGTACTGTGCTAGGTAATAATGGCACATATGGTATTGGCCAAGCCGTTGGTACGCAGATTAGATTCTCACAGACATTCTGGGGCAAAGTTGGATCTTACGGATAAACCATGAAAACTACACAAATTAAAAACATTCTATCTAAATTAAGCACTACACCCAGTAAATGGGAACTAGACTCAATCATTTATCATGATAGAACATCTAATGCTAAAACGTTAAGTAAATTCTTGACAAGAATTCAAGATCTACAAGCATTAAAAACCAAAGCAACCGCAGAAGAACAACAAGAGCTAGATTATCTACTAGCATTGTTAGAGGACCTAGATGCAGATGAGTGTTTGGAGTTATCGGATCAAACAGACGATGATAATAAAAACACATTTATCGAAGATTTGGCCAGAACCAGTGCCATTGAAATCTTAACTGGCGGAAGAATTGGCTTTGAAACTATGAATACCGCTTGCAAATTGCCACCTAATGACTTTATACTATGTGCTAAACGTACTCAAGACTTAATCAATGCCGTACAAGGATTGGTTGTCAAGGGTGAAACACTTAGTATGGATGTCGCAGGCGCATGAAAAAACAATCAGTATTTGCATCAAGTAGTTGGTCGAGTAAAAAAGGTAAACTAGCAGTTTTAATTCCCACAAGGGATACACTGCATTCTGCTCACGCCATGGCTCTAGTTGAACTGGTCAAGTTTAACACAATGAATGACATAGACACTCATGTGTTCATGGATGCCAGTACTATTCTACTAACACAACGTGAACGACTGGCCACAGCGGCAGTTGAATTAGGCGCTGACTATGCGCTATGGTTGGACAGCGACATGGTGTTCCCTGCAACCACAGCAGTTAGATTGTTAAAACATAATGAGCCAGTTGTGGCTGCAAACTATGTTCGTAGACAAAGACCCTACAAAGGTGTTGCCTATGAAACCATAGGTGATTGGCAAAATCCCTTATCCTTTGATGTGCAAGACGAGCTAGTGCCTATTCAAGGTATTGGTATGGGATGTATATTAACCAAAGTCAGTATCTTCGAAGAACTTACCAAGCCCTGGTTTGACTTCCAGTGGAGTCCCGAGTCAAATGACTTCTTAGGTGAAGACATGTATCTATGTCAAAAAATCAATGCCGCTGGATATACTATTAAAGTAGACACTGCACTGAGTCAAGAACTGCACCATCTTGGCACCTACGCATTCAACGTAGATTTGTTAGATTAAATCTAACAGCAATTCTAGTTTAGCTCTAATAATCTTATTTGTAAAAGAGTTCTTAACGCCCTGGTGCAAGGGCTTGGGATAGTTTTCATAATCACACCAAGCATATCCAGAATGTTCTTCATTGAGAGTTGGTGTAAATTCTCGATCAACTAACAGCACATAGGTGTTATATTGAAAGTGTTGATCATTACTGACAAACAGTTCTAAAGGAATAATCTTTTTAATAGTGGGAGTCTTGCCTACTTCTTCTTGAATTTCTCTTGTCAGTGCATCGTAGGCAGTGTTATCACTGGGCTCTTTTTTGCCGCCAACTAATCCCCAGGTGCCTGCAGTCTTGCCCTGTGTGCGTAATAAGAATAAAAATCGTCGAGTATCTTTGGCAAGAAACATCCCGCCACTGCATATAACTTGATTTACAATATTAGTCGCCATAACCTTGCTTCGTACACACCTTCATAACTTTTACTCCAGGAACCTCCGCTCCATTTATACTGTGTTCCTGTATATGAGTTAGTTATGTAAGTGACTGCTGTGACTGCGGCAGAATCGAATACAATGCTCCATGCACTGCCGTTCCACGCTATAATGTCATTGGCATGGGCCTGAAAATCACTAAGGTCTGTGTTTTTCCATGCAACTGGACCGGAAAAACTAGGATCGTTAAACAAAGGAGTAATATTAATATCTTCTAATATTAGATATCTTGTTCCCGATACAATGCCTGTTGGATTAAATGTTTCTGGATTTATAACAGCATCAACCGTTCCTCTACCTGATATAATTGTGTTTCCCGGAACCGTGTCTAGGTTAACGTTTAATCGCATGGCAAATTCATCACTAGGATCTAAACTAATGTATGCAATTACATCATTGCCTGCAGGCTGTGTAAATCTTAATTGACTTAAACCTGCCCTGAATTTTCCCGGATATAGATCTAACAACCTAGTCCATGCAGATGAGTTAGTAGGATTAGCAATATCTATGCCATCACCTCGTCCATTAGGACGAATTAATCGTGCCACGTTATTAAGCACTAATAGATCAAAGTCACCTGGAGTAACAGTTATAGTAGCATCCGGGCTTGCACCTTGGAACATTTCAGCGGCATTTACATCGCTGTATTCTGTGCTAATAGTGCCTTGTATAGTTTCAGCAAATATGTTAGAAATAATCTTAGTAATGATACCTAGTTTTTTAACCTTGGCAGGTGGTGTAATCCATATAGGCGCAGTAAAGGTTATAGTCATAATATCTATATCTTCATTGACCCCTTGAGGTACTGTTCTACTACTCCACGTTTGATTTTCTAAAGTTATAGTTGATAAACTGGTCCAGTCAATATAATTGTCCGTGGTTTGTATTTCAAAACTAGGATTAAAGAATACAACTAACTGTTCCCAGATCTGTAATTTTTGTTCAGTGTTTGTTGACCAAATGTCGGCTGAGAACGTTGCCTTATAGGGGCTGGGCATTATGCGTTCAATGGTATAATTGTTGCCTTGTACATTTAGATATTCATTGTTATCTTCGTCAAACGCCCGCTCACGAATCTGCACCTTACTAATAAAGGTGGGATCTTGTAGTCTGGTAAGATCGTATTGCATGTCTTTAATATAGCAGGCAATAAATGGCGCACTGGGAATTGTGTTCTCACTGTTCTTTTTAAGTATTTGACTAACTTGTCTAGTCATATCACCATAGCGAACAGGCACGCGAACTAACTGCCCTTTGGCATCTTTATAAGCAAAGTTGCTCATAATCTGAATAAATTGTGTCAAATATCTACGTACTTGCCCATCATAAAAATAATCCATTAATTATCTGCCTTTGCTTTTAATACCTGACTCAATGCCTGGCGTTCTGGGACAACTACTCCACCTATTGTTGCAGTTGTTATGTTATTAACAAAACTAGCCTTCATTTTTCGTCTCACTAATAATGGATCATTTGTCTGTGTCTCACCCAATGTACTTGTAGTCATACGCACGTTATCTTCAAATTTAATCCAATTTTTACCATCATATCTAAACAATCTATTGGGCAAATAATCAGTTCTTAGGAAAAATTCTCCCTTTATTGCCGCGCCCGGAAATGCTATACCAAAGCTGTACGGTGCACCATCTGGCGGAATACCGTCTCCGGTCAAGTATCCTACATAATAATTTTTAGTGGGGCTTGATAAAACTGCACTGGCATCTAATGCATTTGAACTTACATCAACTTCACCATTGGCTACATCTTCAACTTCAACTAGGCCTGTTTCATCTCTGGGAATTACATAAAACTGATTAGTTTCGTATCCGCTTTTTGCAGCATCTGCACGAGCCTGTGCTATGATTTGATCATTAATATCAATGTTTGTTTGATAGCTAGACAACAAGTCTCTTAATGTACTACCATCGTCTGCACCGCTATCTTGATCAAGGATTTCTTTAAATTCTTGAGTATCAACTAGTGGTTGACATTTAGCACGTAGCAAGTGAGGATACCAAGTTTGACTGTAACCGCTTGCAGGGCGAGTAACTTCGCTGACTACATAAAATCTTTTTAGTGCTACTAATCTATCATCTAATGCATATTCATCTTTTTGGTGCGGCAGTTCAATAACGTCACCTGACATAATCTTTCTACCAAGACTATCATAAGTCCCACGTAAGTGGAAGGTGATCATAATATTATCGTTTTGTAAAAATAATCCAAATTGGCTTAGATTAAAATCAATGTCTTGTAGTGTATAAATTCCACGGATAACATAGATATCAGGATCATAATGACGATCTCTGTTTTCCATGAATAATACGTCTTGGATGCCCAGTTCCCCTGCCTCGGCAACGTTTGCTGGTTTAGTGGGACTGCTTTCACCTTCTAATGGATTTACTGCTCCTAGGTACTTGTGCAGGTATACATCAGTTCCACCCACCTGGAATTGTTCAAAGATTGTGCGATCTAAAAATTTAAAATCATTGCCCTTTTCAGGCCGGTAGAGAGAAAGTCTTGGCATAGTGTTGTATTTATAAGCTAAATATTGATATGACTGAGAACGAAAACGAACGCCAAAAAGTAATAGATTACATACAAGCTATGCTAGGATCTGGTATGGTGGATGTGGAATTAGACCCTGTGCATTATAACACTGCCATTGACCGTGCTTTAAATAAGTTCCGTCAACGTAGTAGTAATGCTGTAGAAGAAAGCTTCGGCTTTTTAATGCTAGAAATAGATAAAAACGATTACATTTTACCTCAAGAAGTAACAAATGTACGTCAAATCTTTAGGCGCAGTATCGGTTCTAGGTCAGGGGGCGGACAAGGCGGATCCTTGTACGAACCATTCAATTTAGCGTATTCAAATACCTATCTATTAACTTCTTCGAACATGGGCGGCCTAGCTACCTATTATGCTTTTGCTTCATATCAGAAGCAAGTAGGCAAAATGTTCGGTAGTGATATTAATTTTACATTTAATAAAACTACTAAAAAACTAACTATCATGCAACGTCCTAGAAGTGAAGAAGAAGTGCTTCTGTGGTTGTTCAACTATCGTCCTGAC